CCGAAGGCGCCACGCTGCCCGCTGAGGCCATCGCCTCGGACTGGATCGTCGGCCCCGTGTCGCGCATCGACGGCGAGCTGCACCTGACCCTGCGCCTGCCGAACGGCCCGAACCCCTCACGGGCGGTGGCGTTCCCTGAGCCGATCCGCGTCATGACTGACGGCCCGATCCCGCTGCCGTTCGATCCTGAACCTGTGCCAGAGGTCTTGCCTGAACCAGAGGAGCAACCAACATGAGTAACATCAACTGGAGCGGAATCATCACCGCTGAACAAAAGGCCAAGGAAACAGCGGCCAGAATCGAAACGGATCTCACACAGCTCCTAAATAGCCACCTAGATGCAGTAGCAGGCCAGCGCCGATACGACAGCCGTTTTACCTGCTCTTTGCGCGCCGGCTTTACTGGTCCATTTCAGACCGAGGGGCTGGTTTTCTCTGCATGGATGGACGAGTGCAACATGATTGCGTACGCCCACATGGCCAAGGTCAAGGCTGGGCTAGCGCCTATTCCGGCTAAAGAGGACTTGATTGCGCTGCTGCCGGTAATTGAATGGCCGCCGTCTCCTATACCAGAAGGCGCGGTCTGATGGTTAAGTTGGCGCTTTACAAGGGCAAAGGGCAGGTCGGCAATGCGTTTATACGTTTCTGGACGGGCTCGATCTATTCGCACTGCGAGTTGGTCGTCGACGGCTGGTGCTATTCGTCATCGGTCATGGACCAGGGGGTTCGCCGCAAGCTGGTCGGGGATGGCGACGGTCGAATGAGCCTCTCGCCGGACAAGTGGGATCTGGTCCCGCTGCCGTGGGCTGATGCTGATCGAATCGTTGAGTACTTCGCGGCAACTGATGGGGACCGCTACGGGTGGCTGTCGCTGTTGTGGTCGCAGCTGTTCAACCTGAATCGTCAATCTGAGCGCGCGCAGTTTTGCTCGGAATGGTGTGGCGGTGCGCTGGGGCTGCCGTCTCCTGCCAGTCTCAGTACGCGCACGCTCGGCGAATGGTGCGTTCACATCGGATCTATAGGAGCGGCGACATGACAGCAGCACGAGAGATCGCAAGGTTAGCACCGCTGCCCTCTACGGTATCAGCACGGTTTGCTTGGACCTCTACTGGCTGGGCTTCGCTAACACCTGACGCTGATCTATTAAATCGGGCGAATCACACTGGCAAACTGCTCGTGTCGCTGAATATCGGGGCAAGCCCCACATATGCAGACGGTCAAGTCGAACTCAGATCAGAGGACGGCGGAGACGTTTCGGTGGGATTTCATCGCGCCGGCTTTACGGCTTGCCAGCTTCGACACTCCAGCAATGGCCTGATCCTTTCAGGGACTAGCCGAACCTCGGCCGCCGACCTGTATGTATACGGAATAACGACATCGGCCTCAGATGTTCGGTTGAAGACCGACATCCAGATTATTTCGAATGCATTGGAAAAGGTCGCCTCATTGCGCGGCGTAACATTCTCAAGGGTCGGCACTGGCGAGCGGCAAACCGGTGTGATTGCGCAGGACGTGCAAAAGGTTTTGCCGGAAGCCATAAAAATTTCTGATTGTGGAGAGGGCTACTTATCCGTTGCTTATGGAAATCTGGTTGGGTTGCTGATTGAGGCGATAAAGGAGCAGACGGCACGAATAGAAAAGCTGGAGGCCTGTCGTGACTCTGCCAACTAGCGGCGCTATTACGACAGCGCAAATCGCGCAGGAACTCTACGGTGACAGCACAAGGCTTGTCGCCATTCCAAGCGCAGACACGCGCGCACTTGTCGGAAAGTTGGTCGGGCCGCTTGTATTTCCAACTGATTTCTACGGCAAGAGCATCGCAACAGAAATAACCATAGTCGAGGGCGGCTCATCTGTTGATGTGTATGCCCAAGGCTACAGCGACGGATCATCGGGCCTTGGCAGCTTCGGCTCAATCAACCCGACGAACGCAGCAGCGATAGCCGGGCAATTGACTAGTACCGGGAACGCCAGGATTAAAGAGATCATCCATAGCGGAGACAGGGCGGTATCCAGTCCTTCAACCATACGCCTTAGGGTTGAAGGCACTTATTCGATTGCGAGCCTGCCGTTCACGACAATGACTGTAAGCAATTCGCCAGACACACCCAATACGGTCGTGCTGAACAAGGCAAACGCCACGGTAGCGAATACAGGCGGCACCACAATCGTTACGTGGCCTTCTCCAGGGTGGCCTGGGATGAACAAGGTCGCGTTTACCTAACAGCCCCGCCAGCCGGGGTTTTTTATTGCCAAGGAATTCCCATGACCCTCTCTGAAATACGGGAGCGAGCCATAGCGCCCGCTCTCGCGCTGCTGCCTGCGCGGATGTCTAGCCGTGAGGCTGAGATCATGCTGCTGGCTATCACGCAGCAGGAAGACCCGGAACAGCGGCGCCGCCAGTGGCCGACCGGGCCGGCCCGCGGACTGCTGCAATTCGAACAGAGCGGCGGCGTGCGCGGCGTGCTCAATCACCCGTCAAGTCGTGACCATGCCCGGCGTGTCTGTGCTGCTCGCGGAATTGCGCCGGAGCCCGCTGCGGTATGGGCTGCGCTCGAACGTGACGACGTGCTGGCCTTCGCATTCGCCCGACTGCTGCTCTGGACCGATCCGAAGCCACTGCCGGCCGAGCATGATGCCTCTGGCGGCTGGGACCTGTACGCCAGATGCTGGAGGCCGGGGAAGCCACACCCTGAACGCTGGGCGACTCGTTTCGCTGCGGCGGTGCGTGAGGTTATGACGTGATCGCCTGGCTGAAGTTTGTGCCCAGCTGGGCCTACTGGCTGCTGGCCCTTGCCGTTGTAGCCGGTGGGCAGCAGATCCGGGTGCTATCGGCTCAGTCTGTAGCCGCGAAGGCACAGGCCGATCTGTCCGACTACCGTTCCGACGTCAGCGAGCGCGACCGACGTGCCGCGCTGTTCGTCATTCAGGAAAACCAGCGGCGCCAGGCCGCAACGGAGAAAGCAGATGCAGAGGCTCAGGAACAACTGGAAGCCGCGCGTAGCGATGCCAATCGCGCTGGCAGTGCTCTTGAGCGCCTGCAGCAGCGCCTCGCCTCAGCTGAGCAGCGCAGTCGTGACGCCGGCAATGCCATCACTGCCCAGCTCAGCCAGGCAGCCGAAGACGCCGCCCGAGTGCGAGCCGACGTGTTCGGCCGGATTGGAGAGGCTGCTCAACTCTATGCTGGAGTCGCCGACGAGCGTGGAATAGCCGGAACAACTTGCCAGCGATCGTATGAAGCAGTGAAGGGGAATTGAGATTGCCCGGGCGGGCTGAGAGGGGAAACAAAAAAGGTTGCTGAAATGTTGCTGAAACCCCGACTAACCGGGACATATTTTCAGCAACTTTCAGCAACCTTTTCCGCTAGAGGCCCCGTATTATGGGGCTTATTTGGTGGAGCCGGGGGGATTTGAACCCCCGTCCGCCAGCTCTCCACTGTCGGTACTACATGCGTAGCCAAATCTATTGAGTTAACTCCGCGCCGCCCGATTGGCAGGGTGCTTGGAGCGAGCTGCATGAGTTTTAGCCGTTACGTCTGCAGCGAACTTGGCGGCGATCCTGTTCTATCTGACAGTCATTTCGGGTTTACAGGCATCCCCTAGTGACCGCTGGCGCCGAAGCGACCAGATGAAGGTTAGGCGGCTAGCGCGTACCCTTCGTAGTTGTCGTCGTTGGCAACTATAAGTTTGCAACAGTGGATTTACGAGTTCTGTTACCAACTCGGCATGCACCTAGAGTTTTGTTACCGGCGTCGAATCCTAATCGGCCCCATGAAGCGTGTTGCTGCCTCATGTGTTGCGCAGTGTACGACATAAGGTTTGGCTGCGTCGAACGCTTGATCTTCTTAATTAGGGCAGCCCGTCGAAAATCAAGGGCAAACCGAGAATCGGCAAGGCCAACTGCTGGCGGCCTTGCCTCGCGGGCGTATCAGTTACCGGTGCCCGAGCCAGTGCCGCTGGTGCCTGTGCTGCCGGAGCTGCCAGGACCTTCGAGTTTGCGCAAAGCCTGGGTGGTATGAACGATGCAGTTTTCAACGTCGCCAGCTTGCTGCGCTTCGCGGGCCTGCTTGATCAGTTCTTGCACTTCGCTGCGCGCCGGCTCACCGAGGGTGGCTCGGTTGGTGGCCATGTCGTCTTCGATTTCCTGCATGTTCAATTGACACAGGTTTTTATCGTCGGCAAACACGGCAGGGCTTGCGATCAGAGCTGCGGCGGCAAGTAGGGCAAATTTCTTCATAAAGTCCTCCAGGGAGTTAACTTCCCGGCGGGCCTGCCTGTTTCTGCAATTGCGCGGCGGCGCCGAGGCGGGTGAGCCTCTGTTGAAACTGGGCTCCTAACTTCCGACTGCGGCTGCGCTGAAGCGTTTCATTTACGTATGTCGTCGTCTTCGCTGGGAGCCGCTCAATAGGGCGCTGCGGCCGCTCTGGCTCGGCTGTTTCGGTTAACCAGATAAACCAGTCCGTGATAGTCGATACCGCCATGTTGTGACAGGCCGATCTCGCAGGTTCGGCTGGTGGAGATGCCTTCTTCGCAGACTTGCACGGCGTCTTTCAGGCTGCGCAGGGCATGGGCGTTGAGCTCGGGGGTGGTGAAGCCTTTGTCGCCAGCGAAGCCGCAACAATGGATGCCTTCTGGCACGACCACTTTTTTGGCGCAGCGGCGTGCGATATCGATCAGCGCCTGGGCTTCGCCGAGGTGTTGGGTGCTGCAGGTGACGTGCACGGCAACCGGCGCGTCCTGTGGCTCGAAATCCAACT